GAGATGATGGTGCAGGCGGCTCAGAGGGGCGACAGGCGGCTGCAGGATATCGTGGACAAGCATCTAGCCGACCCGGACGCGGTTGCTACAAGGGGGAGGAATGGGCAAGAAGCGCACCGAGCACTCAAGTCCTACGCAGAGGCCAAACTGGCATCAGCCAGTCAAGCCGAGTATTCCTGAGTCTGAGATCGAGTGGCTCAAGCGCTGCGATGCGATCGACTGGTTGCGTAGATACAACACGATCGCAAAGCGCGACGGCCACCAAATGGCGCGGGTATGGTGGATGAACCGCTGCATAGACATCGAGCGGGCAAGAGGGGCCGAGGGGTTAGAGGATCTGAAGAGGAGGATGAATCTTGAGCGCGTGGACAATCCGGCTGGACTTCCCCAGCCCAAGCCTGTTCCCGAACCGAACAAAGGGAAAGCACTGGGGGGCGCTTCACGCGGCCAAGACGCAGGCCAAGGAACTGGCCTTTTTCCTGACCAAGCAGCAGACGCAGGGATGGACGCCGACGACCGAGGATCTCAGGCTAACGGTGACCTTTTTGATGCCGGATAGGAGGAAGAGAGACGCCGACAACTGCCTTGCTGCAGCCAAGTCAACGCTCGACGGGATGGCGTTGGCCCTAGGTGTAGATGATTTTCAGTTCCAGCCGGTACAGGTGTATCGGCGGTTTGGGGTAAAGCCCGGTTCAATGATCGTGGAGATAGACGATGGAAAAGATGATCGACCCGAATGACGCGATTGATTTCATGATCGCCAACAGCAAGAAATACGCGCAGGCCAAGGCCAACCGGATCTATGTCGAGGAGTACCGCAAAACCATGAAGGCCGAGCTTTGCAAGCAGGCGCTGGTAGCAGGAATCGAGGCGGTAAACGCGCAGGAACGGGAGGCGTACTCAGCCCCTGCCTACAAAAGCCATTTAGAGGCCATTAGGAGCGCCGTAGAGGAGGAGGAACGCCTGAGGTGGATGATGGTAGCCGCCCAAGCCAGAATCGACGTATGGCGCTCTATGGAGGCTTCTAACCGGGCATTGGAAAAAGCTGCGCTATGAACATCAAGGACTGGAAGAGCGCGGTGGCTGATCTTGGGTGCGGGATGTGCCGCAGGATGGGCCAGCCCGGGACGCCTGCCCAGCTACACCACCCCCGTGCCGGTGTTGGGATGGCGCAACGTCAGAGTGACTGGCTGGTGATTCCCCTATGCCAGTACCACCACACCGGATCTAAGGGATGGCACGGGACGAGAGACGACTTCAAGCGGCACTCGACCGACGAGCTAGACATCCTCGCGGAGACGATGGAACTGCTAATCCCGACAAAAAGGTAGGGGAATTAAAGAAGTTGTTGACACCACTTTAATTTTTTGTTGTAATTCGTTTACGGCACTTGCGCCGGTTACTTGAGGAGATCGAAATGGACACCAACAACATCCCCCTGACCCAAGTCGATGAGCTTGGTCTTCTTCTGGCCCAGATCGCTGATCTGACCAAAAAAGCCGACGCCATCAAAGACGCGATCAAGGACGCTGCCACGGTCGAGGGCGGTGCCAAGGTTGTCGAGGGCAACCTGTTCCGCGCTACGGTGGTCGAGGCAAACCGCAAGGTTACCGACTGGAAAGCGATCGCCAAGGTCTGCAACATCCCCGAGGACATCATCATCGAGCACACCTCGGTTACCGCCGTGTTCTCCGTCAAAACCACCAGCCGTTGATCAACACGCCCCTTAGGGGCATTAAAGCGAAGGAAAGCGAAATGAAATTCCGAGAACATGATCTTGCCGTAATCACCCATGAGCCGGATGCTGTTGTTTGGCGGGTGATTGGAGTTGATGGTCAGTTTGTTGATGTAGTCGATGCTGCACTTCAAGAGAGGCTGGCTAAAAGGGGAATAAAGCCAACTCCGCAGACGGTTCATCGAGCAAGTCTGAAACGCTTGACGTATGACCAACTCAATGCTTGGAACAGTCGGGGCTAATCAACCGGGGGCTTCGGCCCCCATCAAGGAGCAGACATGCTGAGTCCCAACATCGAGCTTGACGAGGAGTACATCGAGGGCTTTAGCGCGGGCTTTCGCTTTGCCCTGATCGAGGTTGACTTTCACCTACGCAAGGAGCGCTTCCCTCCCGAGGTAATCCAGAGGATTAATGAAGTCCTCGCGTACCTGAAGGATGCGGACAAATGAGAAAAAAGACGTTCGGGAACATCGGCTCAAGCGAGTTGTCTTCCCCCATTCGCTCTCTTTGGTACACCCGCAACGACGAGTTGCCAACCGAGGAGTTTGATTGCCTACCCGATTGGATGGCTCAGAAGCCACCAGAAGGGCTTGAGAGCCTCGATATCGAGCGGGTGGTGGCCTATGTACTGTCCACCATCACGGTGCGCGAGGAGACCGCTTTAAGGCTTCGTATCGGGCACAGCATGACGTTAGATGAGTGCGGCAAGGTTCTGAACGTAGGCAAAGAACGGATGCGCCAGATCGAAGCCAAGGCGCTACGCAAGCTACGCCACCATTCCCGATTGGACATCTTGGCGCTGGCCTGCGAGATGCCTGCTGAATACCTAAGATGGCGTGGCAACCAAGACTTCGAATCCAGTGACCAAAGGTACGCCGAGTGGAAGAGAGAAAAAGTCGCCCGCAAGAACCTGTCCGGAGACGCGTTGAAATAAATTTTTGATGGGGTGTTGACGGCTCTTAAATTTTTTGTTGTAATTCGTTCCACTGCACTTTCGCAGGTTACTTGAGAGGTCAATCATGGAAAAGCAAACCGTCCCCTTCGCCCAACTCCTGAAAGACGCCGTCGAGCAGCCGGGTCTGATCAGCGACGCTTACTCGCAGTTCCACAACTACTCGATCGGCAATCAGTTGTGGGCGTGGGCGCAGTGCCTGAGCCGCAAGATCCCTCTGGGTCCGATCGCCACCTACAAGCGCTGGTCGGAGCTTGGCCGTCAAGTCCAGAAGGGCCAGAAGGCCATCTCGCTGGTTATGCCGCTGACGATCGCCAAGAAGGACGAGGCTGGCGAGGCGACCGGCGAAGTTTTCCAGATGTTCACGGTGCGGAATAACTGGTTCGTTCTGAGCCAGACCGAGGGCGACGACTACCAGCACGAGGTGCCTACCCCGACTTGGAACCGCGCCAAGGCTCTGGAGGCCCTGAAGATCACCGAGATCGCCTTCGACATGATCAACGGCAACGTGCAGGGCTACGCCAAGGACAACACGATCGCCATCAACCCGGTGGCTCAGGAGCCGACCAAGACGCGCTTCCACGAGATCGCGCACATCGTTCTGGGCCACACCAAGGAGGGTCTGGTCACCGACTCTGAGCAGACTCCCCGCGATACCCGCGAGGTCGAGGCTGAGAGCGTGGCCTACATCCTGTGCAGCATCCTTGGCCTGCCCGGGCTGGAAGAGAGCCGTGGCTACATCCAAGGCTGGTTGGGTTGGGGCGAGATCAGCGACAAGTCAGCCCAGAAGATCTTCGCCACCGCCAACAAGATCCTAGAAGCCGGAAAAGAATAAATTGCGAGGGGGTGTTGACACCCCTTCAATTTTTTGTTGTAATTCGTTTACCGCATGTCGCGGATTACTTGAAAGGAAAGAAAAATGTTTGCAGACCAGTACGAAGAGCATCTTGCCCACAGCGCCCCTTGCAGCAGCCGCTGGGATGGTTTTGATCGCGGTGATCTTGGCCGCGAAGAGCCGGGTGTCATCGAGACGGTTATTGGTCGCATGACTAACAAAGCTGGTCAGCGCGTAGTCATCATCTGCAACACGGTTGAGTACAGCGACTTTTATAGCGTTCTGGTCGATGGTGAGTGCGTGTTTTTTGAGGAAGACGATCGCGCCGGGGCTGTTTGCGTTGCTCGTCAGTGGATGAGCGGATCCAAAGCCTAACCAATCACCGGGGGCTTCGGCCCCCATCATGGAGCGACCATGAAGGACTACATCACCGAGTTCACCACCACCGTAGCTGGCATCCCGTGCAAGATTGGGGTGCTGGCTTTCGAGCACCAACCGGGAAGCTTCTCCAGACACGCAGCCACCGATATCGACTACTACGGAGAAACCGAGTCGGACTGGCACGTTCTGGACCGCACAGGATCCCGCGCACAGTGGCTAGAGCGCAAGCTCACCCCGTCCGACGTTGAGCGCATCGAGCAAACCATTTACGAGAAAATGATCGAGGAGAACCAACATGACTGATACCGGCGACACCATCCGCATCGACGACTACACCCGCGTCTACGTTGACCAGTGGGAGGAAGACACCAAGATGCAGGTCTACATCTCCCTGCAGCTTCACGGGGCAAGCGCCCGGTGTACCATGAACCGGGACAAGGCCCAGCAACTGATCGACGCCCTACAGAAAGTCATTGATGCTATCGCGTGAAGAGGCAACTCAGGCAGAAGTCAACGCCACAGGAAAGCGCTGGTGCAGCGGGTGCCAAAGACCCGCCCCAGCGCAGGGCGGCAAAAAAAAGAACACGTTCCGATGGCTGTGCATGAAGTGCTGGAACGACAACCTCGCCCGCAAAAGTAGCAAATCCTAAAAGACAGAGTTAAAATCGGTGGCATCAATATGTCTCTGGAAGAATGAGATGCCCCGCAAAGCCTCTAAAACGCCTTCTACGGCGCTGAAAGCCCCTGACCAAGGGGTAGACACCAGCGTAGTGGAAAAAGCGCCCCAAAAGCCCAGAATGGGCCGTCCACCGAAATACACCCCAGAGCTTGCCAAAGAGATTTGTACTCGCCTCAGTGATGGCGAACCATTACGCAAGATCTGCAGGGACGATCACATGCCGACATGGGCGGCGGTGTATCAGTGGATGGATCGTGACGAGGAACTTTCTTTAGCCATCGCACGAGCGAGAGAGGCTGGTCAGGACGCAATGGCGGAGAGGGCTTACGTCGAGATGTACGACGAGCCTGAGCGGATCCTGACCGAGGGCGGGGGCAAGATTGACCCGGGGTATGTGCAGTTGGTCAAGGCTAGGGCTGAGATCACCCTGAAGATGCTTGCCAAGTGGAACCCCAAGCGTTACGGGGACCGAGTGCAACTGGCTGGGGATGCTGAGAACCCGCTGCAGATTAAGGCTGACCTGACGGTCTTTGATGCCTTGATCACCAACATCGAGACCAAGCGCCAGACCAAGTCGCATGGCTGACCCGCTAATTGCGGCTCTCAAGGACGAGGAGGTCCGCCGTAAGTACGCCCTGCTGCCTCCAGAGAGGCGGGCTGCGTTCGACTGGCGGGCTAAGTGGCTGACGACAGCCCATGACCACCAGATCCTTCCCCCGGGCGACTGGTGGACGATCTGGCTGCTTCTGGCAGGGCGGGGAGCAGGAAAGACCCGCACGGCTGCAGAGCAGATCGGCTGGTGGGCTTGGGAGCAGCCGGGGACTCGCTGGCTGGTAGCTGCGCCTACCTCGATGGATGTCCGATCGACTTGCTTTGAGGGTGAGTCAGGGCTGCTGGCTGTCATCCCGGAGATCCTGATTGCCGACTACAACCGGGCGTATCACGAGATCAAGCTGACCAACGGGTCGCTGATCAAGGGGGTGCCTGCATCGGAGCCTGAGCGCTTCCGGGGTGGTCAGTATCACGGGGCTTGGCTCGATGAGTTGGCCGCGTGGGAGTACCTGCAAGAGGCGTGGGACATGATCATGTTCTCGGTCCGCCTTGGGACCAGAACCCGCATCCTTGCCACGACAACCCCCAAGCCGAAGGATCTGATCGTCGAGTTGATCGGCAGGGAGGGCGACGACGTTCACCTCACAACCGCGTCAACCTACGCCAACCTTGAGCACCTAGCGCCAAGCTTCAAGAAGCAGATCTTGCAGTACGAGGGCACCAAGCTTGGCCGTCAGGAGATCTACGCCGAGATCATCGACCCAGAAGAGGGTGGAATCGTCCAGAGGGAGTGGTTCAAGCTCTGGCCTGCAGACAAGCCCATCCCGAGGCTGGAGTTTGTGATCCAGTCCTATGACTGTGCCTTTACTGAGAAGGCCCACAACGACCCGACGGCTGCGATCACCTTCGGGGTCTTCAAACCGATGGATGGCGGGATGTCTGTCCTGATCATGGACTGCTGGCAAGACCGGCTGCAGTACCCAGATCTCAAGCCCAAGGTCATCGAGGAGTACGAGACCGTCTTCGGGGAGGGCAAGGACAGGAAGCGGGTGGATCTGGTGCTGGTCGAGGACAAGGCCGCAGGGATCTCCCTGATCCAAGACCTTCAGAGGGCGCATGTCCCGGCAAGGGCGTACAACCCGGGCAGGGCTGACAAGATCCAGCGCCTGTCGATCGTTGCCAACATCATCCGGGCCGGAAGGGTCTGGGTGCCCGAGTCAACGAACCGTAAGGGCTATGTAAGGGACTGGTCCGAGGGCATGGTCTCGCAAGTGTGTTCTTTTCCCAACACTGACCATGACGACTTCTGTGACGCCCTGTCGCAGGCGTTGCGGTACTTACGGGACGCAGGCTTCCTGAACATCGACCCGCCCCCGCCAGACTATCTGGATGAGGAAGACTACATCGATGCGGGAATGTCTCGCAGGGCAGAAAACCCCTACGCGGCGTAAGTCACCCTGTTTAGGGTGAAAAGTAACGTGATGTACATCGTGTCAGTTTTGACGCTATCTAGTTAACGTCACTTCCATACCCCCGACCCCTCAGTCGCCCCGACCCTACGGTCGCCCCGACCCACGGGTCGTCACCCAAATATCCTCCCTGTTTAGGGTGAAAACTGACGCTAACTAGTTAACGTCACTTTTTCGGAAAGGTGAGGGGGTCTTTTTGAACGATACTTGCAGCGAGTCTGCAGTTTGATATAATTCATCTGTCTGGAGTGGCATCCGGACGATGATCAATGGA